TCTTTATATATAAAATTATATATAAATGACTATAGAAGAATGGTTAAATAAAGACGAACTTGCAATAACAATTTGAAATAATAAATATAGATTTGAAAATGAATCATTAGACGCGTGGTTTAAACGAGTAAGTAATAATAATCCTGAAGTCGAAAAACTAATCAGAGAAAAGAAATTTATTTTTGGAGGACGAATTTTAGCAAATAGAGGTTTGAATTCTAAAAATAAAAAAATTACTTATTCAAATTGCTATGTAATTGCTCCTCCACAAGATAATCTTGAATCTATTTTTGAATGTGGATCTAAGCTAGCTCGTACTTTTAGTTATGGAGGTGGATGTGGAATTGATATTTCAAATCTCCGTCCAACAGGATCTAAAGTAAACAATGCAGCAAAAACAACATCTGGCGCAGTTAGCTTTATGGATTTTTATTCATATATTACTGGATTGATTGGACAATCTGGAAGACGTGGGGCATTAATGATCTCAATATCTTGTGATCATCCAGATCTTGAAGAATTTATTGAACTTAAGTCAAATTTAGATAAAGTTACAAAAGCTAATATTTCTGTTAGAGTTAGTGATAACTTTATGAAATCTGTTATTAATGCAGAAACTTTGATTCTTAAGTTTATTACAGATACAGGAGAAGTTATAACTAAAGAAGTTGAAGCTTATCCTATTTTTAGAAAATTAGCAGAGATGAATTGAGATTATGCAGAGCCTGGAATTTTATTCTGGGATGCTATTAAAAATTGAAATCTTCTCTCAAATAACCCTGATTTTTCTTTTGCTGGAGTAAATCCTTGTGCTATGTAAGTGATTGATAATCAAATAATTATGTCAATCTTTGGCTCAAGTAAAAAATTGGGCAAAATCGGTGAATTCTAACCAATTCAAAGAGGTGGAATTTGTTTGTTAACAAATTTATTACTATCTTTGTTGTATGAAAATACCGAGATAACTTCCTAAATTACGAAAGGTTAGGAAGTATTGTAACGCATAGTGAGTGAATAAATATAATCTCACCACGAGTGCCCAATACTAATTTACTATGATAATATATAAAGTAACGAATAAAATTAATAATAAAATTTACATTGGTCAAACTATTAATTCTTTAGAACATAGAAGGAAACAACATGAAAAAGATTGTAGACGAAATAAGTACTATAATAATCGTTTTCATAATGCACTTATTAAGTATGGATTTGATAATTTTATCTGAGAGTGTCTTTGTGAATGTGTTTCTATTGAAGAATTAAATAGTAAAGAACAGTTTTATATTTCTGAATATAATACAACAGACAAAACTTTAGGTTATAATTTGAAGCTTGGAGGAAATAATGGAGGTAAATGTTGTGATACTACAAAAACTAAGATTAGTTTAAGTAGCAAACAAAAGTGAACTAATCCTGAAATTGCTTCTAAAATGTTAAATGGCCTTAGAAAAGGAACTGAAACCGTTAAACAAAAAGGTTTAAAAAATTATGTACTTCGTAAATGTATTTATTGTGGCACTGAATTTAAATGTAAACCTTATGATTCTAAAAAGTATTGTAGCCTAAAATGTGCAAATAATGACCCTAAACATTATTTAATAGGAGTGAAAGCTGCTTCAACAAAGATTCAAGAACAGTATCAAAACTCAATATCTTTAAAAATAAAACAGATTGAAGATTGAGTTAGAAAAAATAAATGACTGCTACAGAATGTAAAAATGAATAATTTAACTTTTATTCAAGATTTATGTGCATGTTTAAATGTGAAAGACTATAGAACTGTTGCAAAAATACTTAATGTAAACAATAAGAAAGATTTAGTTACAAAATTAATAGAAATTAGTAAAAATGTATGCTAAACTGGTCTGAATTAACAGACGTATCAGGTAACTGTATGGAGGAAACTCCCAGAAATAAAGGATAAAAAGCCTTTATGATAATAAATTGGAAGAGCCCTTGCCGAGCGGAGGGTCGTGTCTGCTCGGAAGTATAAATCTTGCAGAATTTGTTACAGAATGTGAAACGTTTGACTTTGTAGGATTTAAAGATACTGTTAAAAAAGCAGTAGTTGCATTAAATGAAGTACTTGATGAAGGTCTTCCATTACATCCCCTTATTGAACAAAGAGAATCTGTTAAAAATTGGAGACAAATTGGGTTAGGAGTAATGGGGTTAGCAGACATGTTTATAAAACTAGGTATTAAATATGGAAGTGAAGAATCTATTAAATGGATTAATATGATTGGAACAGAAATGATCTTTTCAGCTTTAGAAAGTTCTAATGAACTAACAGTAAGTAAAGGAGCATATCCAATGTTTAATACAAAAGTTGTAGATACACCTTTCTTTCAAGCACTTAATACTAAAGAAAATAACCTCCGATATCAAGAACTAAGAAGTAATATTCTTTTACGAGGATTATGTAATTCTCAGTTATTAACTTGTGCTCCTACAGGTAGTATTGCTACTATGTTAGGAATTTCAACAGGTTGTGAACCCATTTTTGCAACTTCTTATACAAGAAAAACAGAATCTTTAGTTGATAAAGAGAAACTTTATAAAGTATATACTCCAATTATCCAAAATAATTTCATTTCAAAAGGAGTTCCTGAAAATCAACTTCCAGAATATGTAGTAACTTCAGAGAACATTCCTTATACAGAGAGAATTCAAGTTCAAGCTGCTTTACAAAGATATATAGATGCTTCAATTTCCTCAACAATAAACTTACCTGAATCTGCTACAATAGATGATGTTGAAAGAATTTATAGACTTGCATGAGAGTATCATTTAAAAGGTGTAACTGTTTATAGAGCAGGTTGTAAAAGAGGAGCTATTTTATCTAAGAAACCTACGGGGAGTAAAGAATTAATGAAGCGTCCAGAATCAATTGATGCTAAATTAATTAGATTTAAAAATGGAACTGAAAACTGGATTGCATTTGTAGGTTTAGTTGATGATAGACCTTATGAAGTATTTACAGGAATTAATAATATTGAGGATTTTCCAATTCCCTCAACTATTACCGAAGGTAAAATTATTAAGGTAAAAGATGAATTTGGTAAACGATATGATTTTCAATATGTCGATAAGTATGGATATACAAATCGATTAGGAGGATTGTCTCGCATCTTTAATCAAGAATACTGGAATTATGCTAAATTAATATCTGCTCTATTAAGAGGAGGAATTGAATTAGATAAAGTAGTCAAGATTATTGATGGTATGCATTTTGAATCTGATACTTTAAATACCTGGAAGAATGGAGTAAAAAGAGCAATAAAAACATTTATTGTTAATGGAACAGAATCTCACGAACTTTGCCCAGATTGTGGTGACCATTTAATATATGAAGGTGGTTGTACTATATGTAAGAGTTGTGGATTTAGTCGTTGTGTATAATTGTAAATAATAAAATATTAATAGATTAAAATTTAAGAGATATGAAGACAGAAAGAATCGTTTCCGCTCACGGATTAGAAGGTTATCGTGTAACTGATAGTGGTAAACTTATTGGTAAGAGAAATTGTCAGTTAGTTGGATGCTTAAGTAATGGTTATACTCGATATACTGTTAGAGTAAATAAGAAAACTAAGAGTATTAATGGAGCTCGTGTAGTTTGGGAAAGTTTTTATGGTCCGATTTCTAAAGGCTTTGAGATTGACCACATTAATGGAGATCGAAGTGATAATCGTTTGTCTAATCTTAGAGTAGTAACTCATAAGGAAAATATGGCAAATCCTATTACTCGTGCTAGAATGGGTAAACCTCGTAAGCGTTATTCAGTAAAATATGAAAAAGTATAGTGAAGAATTTCGTGATGCAATGACCGATGTTGAAGTAGTTAATATTTCTAAAAATACTCTTCCAGAGTATACTGAAGAATGAGATGCTGGTTGTGATGTTAGAGTCGACTTTAGTAGAATAACTTCAGATGAACCACTAAAAACAAAAGGAGATTGCCAATTTCTATTTGAAAACGAAGTTAATCCATTAAAATCTTTTATTCTTGAACCTAGATCTCGAGCAATTATACCTACAGGTTTATTTGTTTGTATTCCAAAAGGATATGAAATACAAGTACGCCCAAGATCTGGTTTAAGTTTTAAGGTTGGTCTTACTTTAATTAATTCTCCAGGTACAATTGATGCAAGATATCGGGACGAAGTAGGTTTACTTGTTGTTAATAATGGTTCTGAACCTGTTGTAATAACAGATGGAGAACGTATTGGACAGCTAGTACTTAAGCGTGTTGAATTTATTAATTGGATTGTAAAACGTTCTGTTAAAGAATTCTCTGATCAATCTGATAGAGGTGGAGGAACAGGACATTCTGGAGTAAATTAAAATGATTTTAAACTATGATTTACCAAAATTAGAATCTGAATTACTTTCATTTCAACTAGATTCTAAGCAAAAAGAAGTACTTGAATCAGCTCTAAACTATATTAAAAGTGATATTAAGATTAATTCTGATACTAAACATTTGTGCATATCAGGTAGAGCAGGTACTGGAAAAACTCAAATATGTGCTTTAATTGTGAAGATATTGAAGGATAATAATATTCCATTTTTGGTAATTACTCCTACAAATAAGTCAAAGAACGTAATAGCTTCTGTAGTTGATTCAGAAGCTATTACTGTTCATAGACTATTAAGTTTATCTCCACAAGTTGATATACTTGAATTAGATCTTAAAGAGTTAAACTTTATACAAAAAAATGCTATATATTTACAATATAAAGCAGTTTGGATTATTGATGAATGTAGTATGGTTAATGATAATTTATATAAATTAATTATTGATCAAGCTACTGATCATCAATGTAAAATTATATGGCTTGGAGATGAAAAACAGTTAAGCCCTGTAAGTCAAAAACAAGTATCTAAAACATTTAGAAATTCTACTAAATACACTTTAGATAAAGTATATCGTCAATCTTCAGATTCTCCAATTGGAAAAATATTAGAAACGTTACGTTCTAAGCCAATTAGTAGATTTGAATCTACGCCAGATAGTGATTCTGGATCTTTAAAAGTATACAATAATATTCGAGAAATGTTAGAAGAGCATTGCTATCTATTTAAGGTTGGAATGAATCTTGAAGATCAACATATTATAAAATTAGTCACATATACTAATAAAAGGATTGAAGCTTTAAATCAAATTATTAGACGTTTAGTTTTTAATGATGATGAGGAGTATCATTTTGGAGAGGTCTTAACTGGGTATGATTCTTGTATGTATAAAAATCAAGGTATTATTGAAAACTCATCTGATTATTTAGTTAGAGAAGTTGAAGATACTACATTTCAAGGATTAAAAGCATATAAATTAACTTTATATGATCCTTCTAAAGAGTGTGATATTGAGATTACTATAATTTCAAGATATAATAGTAGTTATGATATTGCTAATTTAGCAGCTCGAATTGATAATATGAGAGTTAAAGCTGTAAAAAGTAAAAATGGCAAAGATTGGAGAGCTTATTATCAATTTCGAGAAGCGTTTCTTACTCCTTTTGATTTAGTACATGAAGGAAGAGTTATAAAGAGAAAATCTTTAGATTACGGATATTGTATATCTGCACATAAATCACAATCTTCTTCATATTTAGCAGTATTAGTTGATATGGAAAATATTTTGCAATGTACAGATCCTGAGGAATTACGACAATTACAATATGTAGCTTTATCTCGAACTACTAATGATATATATTTATATCAAAGATAATATGACAAATTACTTCTTTAAAAGAGACAATAATAATAAGATTCGAGTAGTTCAACTAAATTTAAATGAACATACTGATATTCAATCGAATGAAAAATTCTATTCAATAACTGGAGAAACTGGCGTATTGAATGGAAAGATGGTTAAACGACCTTTAGTTACTATTGAACAAGGTAAAGTTAAAAGAACTGTTAAAGAGCAAGCCGAATTACAATATAATAGCTTATGCAATAGCTATTTAGATAAAGGGTATAAATCTCAAGAGGAACTTAAAATAAAAGATATAACTGATGAATCAGAAGTGGATTTAAAAGTTCCTAAACAAAATACTGACGCTAAGGGAAATTTAAAGCCTCAACTAGCTTTAAGTTATGAAAAGGTAGACTCTAAGTTACTAGAGAACAAATGATTAGGCAGTAAAAAAATTGATGGGGTAAGATGCCTTCTCTTTATGAAAGACGGAATAATTCAAACTTCTTCTAGAGGAGGTCAAGATTATAATATTGCAGCACACTATATAATTCATGATCCGTTTGTTGAATATGTACTTAAAAATAATCCTAATTATATTTTAGACGGAGAATTATATATTCATGGCAAACCTTTGAGTTATATTAGTGGATTGTGTCGATTAGAAACTCTTGATGATAGACACAAAGATCTAACTTTCCAATGTTATGATATTGTACGAGAGGATTTACCATTTAATCAAAGGTTAAATATTCTTCATTCTATAGAACATAATAGACCTATTGATTCAAAATTAGAAATAGTCTTTCATTCTGAAGTGCAAGGCAAGGATAATATTATAGCTTTACATAACAGGTATGTTGATTTAGGTTATGAAGGATTAGTAATTCGAGATCCTGAGCAAACATATAAATGTGGAGCTAGAGATAAACGTATGCTAAAGATTAAAATGTTCCAAGATGGTGAATTTAAGATTGTAGGTATTACCGATGGTCTTAGAGAGGAAGATTTTGTTTTTAACATGGAAACGAAAGAAGGATATCCATTTGAAGCTAAACCTATGGGAGATAGAGCTTTAAAGAAATGGTACCGAGAAAATATAGACAAATTGATAGGACAAATGGGTACGGTAAAGTATTTTGGATATACTACAACAGAAAATGCAGTTCCAAATCTCCCAGTGTTCAAAAGTCTACGAGATAAAACCGATTTATAATGAAACTTACATTAAAACAACTTAAAGATCTAATTTCAAGTTATCGTACTGCTCTAAATGAAGCAGAGAACTTTGAAAGACTAGGTTTTGATATTAGAAGTAGTGAGATGTGGTATTATTTAGAACATGCTCTTGATATAGCTTTAACGTTGTATTTTGGAGAGAATGTTTCTGAAAAAATATGGAACTTTATTTTAAATGATTCTGTAAACGAATTTGCTACTATTGAGGAATTATTTGAATTTGTATCGGATAAATATTCAGAGCTAGTTAATAAAGATACAGCACTTACACTTGATCAACTTCAAACATTATTTCCTCAGGAAGAAATGTTTAAGTATTTTGATAAAGTAATTAAAGAACAAACTAAATAAAAAGAAAATGAAACAACCATTTAACTTATCTCAAGAAAAAATAGATCAGCTTTTTCGACATTGTATATTTAATTTAACTCCAAAGGATATAGGTCATAAACAGATATCCTATTACTCTTCGGATAATACTTATAGATATAAAATTCAATGGACCGAAAAAGATGATAACTTTTATCATTCATGTTTAAGTAATAAAATTACAGAAAATCTTTTTGAATCAGACAATTTAAAATTCAGAATAATTATATATCGTATTTTTAAAGACGATGTCCTAGGTGAAATTACAAGTAATTCTATAGCACTTAATGTATCTGATTTAGAGTTTGAAGAACTTCAAAA